GTTGGGTTATTGCAACACAAGATGTTTGGCAACATCCTATTGCAGTAGCGAAAGCAATTAAAAAAGATTTTGCAAAGGTTGCAACAAAATATAATATTAAAAGAGTTCAAACTGCTGTAAGATCAGACTTTGACAAAGGTATAAGATTTGCAAAGTGGTTAGGATTGGAGAACGAAGGTTTAATGAAACACTATGGCTTTGATGGTTCACATCAATACAGATATGCGAGGATTTTCTAATGAGTTTTGTATTTGATATAGCGGCAGCAAAACAAGTAGGTGCATTAGGTAAATATAATCAAAGTGTTCAAAATAGAAATGCTCTCGTAAAAGAACAAGAAGCTGAAGCTATAGAAAAACAAACTGAATTTGATATTGCTAAATTTGATCAACAATTTACACAACTTCAAGGACAAACAAAAGTAGCAACATATAAATCTGGTGTAACATTAGAAGGAACTGCTTTAAATGTTTTAAGATATAATACTCAACAAGCAGAAATACAAAAAAGTGTTATGGATTATAATTCTCAAGTTGCACAATCACAAAAAATGGAAGATGCAAACTTTGCTAGAATACAAGGAACTATTGCAAGAAGAGAAGCAAAAATTGCTCAACTTGGTTATTATGCAAAAGCTGGAGAAAGTTTACTTAGAATAGGTGGTGTTACATAATGAGAAATTATAAATCAGAATATGCTAATTATCACTCTACAACAAAACAGAAAAAAAATAGAGCTGGTAGAAATGGTGCAAGAAGAATTATGAAAAAAAAATATGGTAATAGTATATTGGGTAGAGATGTAGATCACAAAGATAGAAACCCAACAAATAATAGTAAAGGTAATTTAAGATTACAATCCAAATCTTCTAACAGATCAAGGAATCAATAATGCCAAAAATACCTACATTTACATCAGAAGCTAGACCTACAGCATCCGCTGCTAGTGTTGTTTCTAATATAAAAATAGGTTTAAATCAAACTGTAGGAGCAGCATTAGCTCCATTAGGTAAAGCTGCCGAAGATTACTATGTAAAAGAAAAAAAATTAGAAGCAGATAATAAGGCTTATGCTTTATTAAGTGATATGTATATAGATCAAAAAGATGCAAATGGAAAAATTGTTCAAAAAGGTTTGTTTACTATTCAAAGTGAAACAAAAAATAATGGTGAGCCAACTAATGCAGCAGCTTATAATGATCAAGAAGTAAACAAATTATATCAATATTTTAAAAATAATAAATTTGATGGTGTAGATAATTTTACAAAAAAAGCTATTGAATCTAAATATTTTTCAACAGCAGGAATTTTAAAAACAAAATCACTTGAAGGATCAAGAAATACTCAAATTACAGATTCAACAAAAATAGATGAAGATTATATTTCTCAAGAAGCCTTAGTATTAAAAGATGTTGGACCAGTTTATTTTCCAATTTATAATAAAAAAGTTATAGATAGAATGACCGCTAATAGTAATTATGATGATGGTCAAAAGAAAATTTTAATTGAAGCCTATACTAAATTTGGTGCAGCAACATTAGCTGAATCAATGGTAAACAATCAACCTATGCTATTTAAACAGGCATTAGAAAAAGGACAATTTGATATTCTTAATCCTGAAGAAAAAAATACATTAATTGCAACTGCTGATACAAATATATTAAAAAGTAAATTTGGTGCATTAACATCAGCATTAAATTTATCACCTGATGCTCCACCTGATCTTTTAACAAAAGCGTATAGTGAAATTAGCAAAGGTACTTTTGGTGGTAATGAAGATTTACAAAAATTATATCAAAGTTTATCTTCATCAGAAAAATCAGCATTTACTACTTTTTATAACAAAAAAGCTAGAACATTAAAAACTGATATGCAATTTACCATGTTAGCATCTAATCAAATTTTTAAAGCGGAAGCTGCTGGAGAAACTAAAAAAGTTATAGAAGATATGGAAAAAGAAAAAGGAATTTATGATCAAAAAATTGAAGAGTTGTTTGGAAAAACTCCTGTAATATTAGAACAATTTAAAGTGTTAAATGAAAAGATAGTTAATACTAATGGTATTAGTGCTTCTAGTTTTGATGGTAATAGTGAAATTATTAATTTAATTTTAAATGATGATATAAATTTAGTAACTGATAAATTTGTTTTACCAGGTGAAAGTGGTAAACCTAAATCTATTGTAGAAAGATATGAATCAGGAGTTAATTTAGCTGACCTTAAATTTTTATCTAATATATTAGATACTCAAAATAAAAATCCTGAGTTTAAAGCTACATTAGAACCATTTTTTAATTTTATTAATGATTTTAAAGTACCAGTAGAAGGTAGTCCTGCATTAAAGTTTATAGATGATGGTTTTGATAAAAGATTAAATAATTTTAAATACACTATGTACCAAAGATTTGTTACTGGCATTGAACAAGGTATGTCTGCTAAAACATTAGTAGATCCAGCTGATAAAAATTTTATTGGTAAAGATGTTTTAAGTTTTATGCCTAAAGCAAATGATGTATTTGCAGATATAATTAAAAAAATAAAAAAAGAAAAAACAACTGATGAAAATATTAAACCACCACAAAAATCAGAATTAGAAATAAAATATGGTAAATTAACTTTTGAAGAATATAAAAATACCATTGAATATCAAAATTGGTTAAAACAAAATAAAGAGGAATAATGACTACTCTTACCCAAGATATACAGGTTATGGAAAAAGGTGGTTTTTCCAGCCAAGAAATTTCAGATTTTAAAAAAAATAAAATTTTTGAAATGCAATCCGCTGGTTTTGGTGAGAATGATATTTTAGAAGAATTTGGTCATGTTCCTGTAGATAAATCAAAAATTAGAAAAATTTGGGATAGTGCAATTACTTTAGGAAAAGAAGATAAAAAAAGTATTTTTGAAAAATTAGAAGAAGCAGAAAATAAAGAACCTAGTATTTTTACAAAAGAAGCATGGGTTGGTAAAGAATTAAATGATCTTGGTGAAAGATGGAAAAGACATTATAGTATGGGTATCATTGATCTTGCTCAAAATTATCATCAACTTCCTGGTAATGATGGTACAGGTTTGCCAAAAGGTTTTGATGCTGAACCTTTTAAAGATACAGGTATTTTAGAAAGACTTGTTCAAAATCTTGGAACAATAACAAAAGATTTACCATTATATATTGCTGGTGGAGTATTGACTAATGTTGCAACTCTTGGTCGTGCAGGTCAAACAGGCACAGCAGCAGGAGCTGGTTTTGTAGCTGGATCAATTAGAGAAACTTACTTAAATGCTTTACAAAATAACGAAGTTAATGGTTGGTCTGAATTTTGGGATATATATACTAAAGAAGGAGTTAAAGCTGGTCTTACAGAAGCTGCACAATTAGCGGCAGCAGTTAAGGGTGGAAGTTTAGCAAAAGGATTTACAACTAAAATATTAGCAAGTGTTGCAGGATTTGAAGGAGCAGGTGCTATTATTCATCAAGAACTACCAAGTAAAGATCAATTAATTGATTCTACTCTTTTATTTGGAGTATTAGGTTTAGCAAGTAAAGGTGGTTCTAAAGTAGTTAATACAATTAAAAAAACAAATAATAATGCTATTGATATTGCCACAGATTTTATTCAAGATAAAACTGTAGCAGAAGATTTGTCTAGTACAAATATAAAAATTCCTAGAAAATATGAAAAACCAAAAGAAGAAATTAAAGTTGAAGAAATAGTTGAGGATAAATTTAAAGATAAAATAGAATTAGATACACCAGCAGAAAATAAAATATTACAAAAAATTAAATTTGATAAAAATGAAAAACCATTTAGTTCAAAAAAATTAAAAGAATCTTTTGTAAAAAATTTTGTAGACAGACATCATCCTATTTTAAGATTAGTTAGAAGAGTACAAAATACTAACAACACTCAAAAACAATTAAATATTTATGAAAAATTTAGAACTTTAGTTGGTATGGAGCATAGAGCTGGACACTTTATAGAAATAGGAACTTTAGATAAAAATTTAAACAAAAATGGTAAATCATATAAAGAAATATTAAAACCTATTGGTAAAGATAAAAAAACTTATTTAGAATTTAATACTTATAAAGTTTCTAAAAGAATTTTAGAGCTTGAAAAAAGAGGTATAGATCATGGTTTTGATTTTGCTGCTGCAAAAGAAGTCGTTAATAATAAAAAATTATCTAAAAAATATGAATCTGTTTCTAAAGAGTTAGATGCTTATCAATTAAGAGTATTAGAATATGCAAGAGATAGAGGTTTAATAACTAAAGATGCGTTTGATGCAATAACTGAGGCTAATAAAAATTATGTACCTTTTGCTAGAATTATGGAATCTTTAGAAGGAGAAAAAGGTTATGGTGAAATATCTAATCCATTAAAAAAAATTAAAGGTTCAGAAAAAGATGTGATAGATCCCATGGAAAGTATTTATAGTAACACTTTTCATTTAATTAAATTAGCAGAAAGAAATTCAGCATTAATAGAATTTGTAGATTTTGTTGCAAAACATAAAGATGCTTTTCCAGATATTAAACAAAAAGTTGGTAAACCTAGAAAAATAGATATAGAAAGAAAGGAATTAGAAAAAATATTAGATACTACTTCAAAAAACTTTATATCAGATAAAGCTGTAGAAAACTTTCAAATTTTTAGAAGAGAATTTTTAACTCCAGATTCAACATCAATAGGGGTTATGCGTAATGGAAAATTTGAGGTGTGGGAAGTAGGTTCAGAACTTGCTGCTGCAATGAAAGATTTTGATCCAAGAACTATGGGTGATGTAACAAAAGTTTTTGCTGCACCTGCTAGATGGTTAAGAGCTGGAGCTATTGCTTCTCCAGATTTTATACTTCAGAATGTTCTTAGAGATACTGTAACAGCATCTATATTTAGTAAGTCTGGCTTTATTCCTATTTGGAGTTCTTTGGATGGTATAATAACTCTTACATTAGGTAAGTCTGGTTTAGGAAAAAAATCTCAAGAAATTTATCAAAAATGGGTAAGATCAGGTGGTATGCAATCTACATTAATGTCTTTAGATAGAAACATTAAAGATAAAGCTGCTTTTAAAATTTTAAATGAAGGACCAATAAGAAATAAAATAGTTACTCCATTAGAAATGTTAAGAGTTGCATCTGAAATTTCAGAAAACATGACAAGATTATCTGAGTTTAAAAGAACTTATAAAAAATCTAAAAAATTAGGATTAACAGAAAAAGAATCTATTGAAAGAGGTGGGTTTGAATCAAGAGATGTTACTATTGATTATTCAAAAATGGGAATGAAAATGAAAGCTATTAATCAATTAGCTGCTTTTACAAATGCTAGAGTACAAGGATATACAAAATTAGTTGATGCTTTTAAACAAAGACCTGGAAGAGCAATGACAGCAATTACAGCATCAATTATATTGCCTTCTATTTATTTATGGTTTGCAAATAAAGATGATCCTATTTATCAAAGACAAGAAGAATGGGTTAAAAATAATTATTGGATAATAATACATGATGGCGTTGCTCATAAAATTGCTAAACCATTTGAACCAGGTGTTGTTTTTGGAACTGGTACAGAACAATTATTAGATTTTTTAAATAAAGAACATCCAGACGAATTAGGAAATTTTTTAAAAGATTTTGCTATAACTCAATTAAAAGCTCCATTAAGTGCAATACCAACTATTGCCATGCCTTTTATTGAAGCAGGATTTAATTATAGTATTTTTAAAGGACAACCTTTAGTACCACACTATATGGATAAAAAGTTATTATCTAAATATCAATATACAATATATACAAGTGAAGTTGCTAAAGGAATTTCAAGAGCAATAAATACAATGTTACAACCTATTGTAGGTGATTATTCTCAATTAGATAATCCAGTTTTTATTGATAATTTTTTAAAATCATGGTTTGCTTCATTGGGAAGATTTACTATTCAAATGGCAGACAAAGGATTAGTAGAGTTTGGTGTAATAGATGATCCTATAAAACCTACAGATAGTTTAACTGTAATACCTGGAATAAGAGCTTTTCAAGTTAGAGATCCTAGTGGAGGATCTGAATTTATTACTGATTTTTATAAAGAATTTATAAGAATAAATAAAGATGTAAATACTGTTACTATTTTAGAAGAAAGAGGTGAAAATGCAGAAGCTCAAAAATTAAAAGAAAAGATAGGTTTAAAAGATAAAAATGTGTTATTATTATTAAATATTAATGATGCTATTAAAGAAATGAATTTAACTATAAGAAACATTCATAATACTAAAAAATATACTGCTGATGAAAAAAGAGAATTAATAGATGATATGTATCTTTTAATGATAAAAACAGCTAAAAGAGGTTTAGTTCTTATGAATTTTAAAGTTGATAAGACAAAAGAAAAATAATATAGAGATAGTAATATGACAGTATCTTCAACAACAGTAAAAAGTACAGCATCAGGTGATGGTAGCACAACTCAATTTGCCTACACATTTAAAATTTTTGCGGACACAGATTTAGAAGTAATTATTAGATCGGCAACAGGAACTGAAACTGTTAAGTTATTAACTACACATTACACAGTAGCTGGTGTGGGAGATGCTAGTGGAGGTTCAATTACTTTCACTTCTGGCAACATTCCAGTAACAGGTGAAACTGTAGTTATTAAAAGAGAAGTTCCGCAAACTCAAGCGATAGATTATATCGCTAATGATCCATTCCCTGCGGAATCACATGAAGAGGGTTTGGATCGTGCAACTATGACTATCCAACAGATGCAAGAGGCACTAGACAGATCATTTAAAGTATCTGCAACCAACTCAATTACAACACCAGAATTTACAGATGATGCTACTCAAAGAGCATCTAAAACTTTAGGCTTTGACAGTACAGGTCAAGTATTAACAACAGTTGCAGACTTTCTACCAGCAGGTGGAGATAGTGCAATGTTTCAATATTCAACAACGACAGCAGACGCAGATCCAGGAGCAGGAAAATTTAGATTAAACAATGCAACAATCTCTAGTGCAACAATAATGTACATAGATGATTTAGAATTTAATGGCACAGATGTTGCAGCATGGATTCAATCATGGGATGACGTTGCAGGTAATGATACCAATAGAGGTAGAATAAGAATTTCAAAAGCAAATACATTAGATACTTGGATGGTATTTAAAGTTACTGGTGCAATTACAGACGCTACTGGTTATTCTAAAATAAGTTTAGTTTACATTGATAGTGCTGGTACTTTTGCTAATGATGATAAAGTATTTATTTCTTTTGTAGCATCTGGAGAAGATGGAACAATACCAGGATATTTTTATAAGTTTGATACATCTACAGCTGATGCAGACCCTGGTGCTGGAGAAGTAAGATTTAATAATGGTACATACGCATCTGCTACAGCAATATTTATAGATGATGCTGATGCTAATGGTGTAACAGTTTCAACAGATGTTTTAACTTGGGATGATTCAACATCTACTATTAGAGGTTATCTAATGATCTACGATATTAACGATAGATCAACTTATGCAAGATTTAAAATTACAGGTGCTTCTACTGATGCTTCTGGTTATGTAAAATTAGCAGTAGCTCATTTAGCATCTAATAATACATTTAGTGCTGCTGATGAATTGTCTATTACTTTTGTAAGAAATGGAGACACAGGAGATACAGGTTCTCAAGGGTCTACAGGAAATACAGGAAATACTGGTGCTACTGGAGCAGCTGGTACAAACTCACAACTTGCAATGACTTGGAACTCATCAACATCTGATGCTGATCCAGGTGCAGGTAAAATAGCTTTTAACAATGGAACTGTAAGTTCAGTTTCTATTTTATATGTAGATGATGCGGATGATGCTAGTGCAGACATATCTTCATTTGTACAATCTTGGGATGATGTAGTAAACACTACTGCTAGAGGTATTGTAACAATTACTAAAGAAGGTACAGCATCTACTTACGCAATATTTAAAGTATCTGGTGCAGTAACAGACGCATCTGGATATACAAAAGTTCCAGTAACTCATATAGTATCAAGCGGCACATTCTCAAACACAGATGGTGTTGGAGTACACTTTAGTTATTCTGGAGCAGATGGTTCAGATGGAGACATGACTAGCTTTACACTAGCAGGATCTAGTGGATCAAGTCAAACAATAACAAATGGTAACACAGTAACAATAGCAGCAGGAGCTGGGATTACGACTACTGGTGGTTCAACAGATACAGTAACGATAGCTATAATTGATGATCCAACAGCACTTGCAATCGCACTCGGTTAATATATAAGGAGAAAACAGGAGATATAAATGGCAAACACTTTTAAAGCAATCAACTTCGCAGCAGAACCAGCATCAGCTGGAACACCTTATGTGATGTACACAGCAGCAGGAAGTACAACAACTGTAGTTCTTGGTCTTATACTTGCTAACATTCACACTACTGCAATCACAGCAGAAGTTGAATTGGTTAGTACAACATCTAATAGAGGTGGTGCTAACAATGTTGCTAATGGAACATCTATGTTAGTTAAAGATGTGAGCATCCCTAGTGGATCTTCACTTGAGATTCTATCTGGTTCTAAAGTTATTTTAGAAGCTGGAGACAAAATACAAATTGATTGTTCTGTTGCTGATAAAATTTCAGGAACACTATCAGTAATGGAAATTACATAGGAGTTTTAATTGAGCTATATTGGACAAAAACCAGCAGACAAAGCACTTGTTGCAAGTGATCTTGATCCAGCAGTTATTACTGGTCAAACAGCTTTAGGTGCAACACCAGCAGATACAGATGAATTTATAATTTCTGACGCTGGTATTTTAAAGAGAATGGATTATTCTCATATCAAAGCAAGTTCAGCTTTAACTAAAATTTCTACAACAACTATTTCTAATTCAGCTTCAGCTACTTTAGATGTTTTTACTTCAACTTATAGAAATTATAGAATTATTGGAAGTGGTTTTACACCAGCTACTGATGGTGCAGCTTTAAATGTGGAGTTGTTTCAAGCAGATAATACTGAAGCACCTAATTATTATTGGGGTGGTGGAGAAAATAAAAGTAATGGTTCAGATAGTGGAGAATTTAATTCTCTTGGAGGAGATAATGAAGGAACTTTTCAAATTTTTAAGGACACCGATAGTGGTGGAGACGAAAGCCAAGCTAATTTTGACATGATGGTATATCAACCTCAGTTAGCAGCAGACACTACAATAGGAGTTCAAAGTGTTGGTAGAGCAAATGGAACTAGAGGTTCTGTTAATAATTATGGAGGTTTTGGTGGTAGTACCAATATTATGACTAAAATAAAATTTTCATTTGCATCAGGTAACATAGTAAATGGTGTTGTTACAGTTTATGGATTGGAGAATTAATTATGGCTAGATATAAACAAATAGGAAACGAAAGAATACAATTAACAGCAGAAGAAGAAACTATTTTAAATGCTAAAGAAAAAGCATGGAGTGATAAATCTGCTGAAAGAAAATTAAATAATATAAAAGAAATTAGATTACAAAAATTAAAAGAAACTGATTATCTTGCTTATAGCGATATGACTATGCCTGATGATGTAAAAACTTGGAGACAATCAATGAGAGATATTCCAGCTAATTACACAACAGAAGAACAATATGATGAACTTTTAGCTAGAGACACAGATAATAATTTAACACATTCAATTTGGAGTAAATAATAAATGGCATATATAGGTAGAGAACCACAAATAGGAAACTTTCAAGTCTGTGATGCAATATCAGTAGTCAATGGTCAAGCTGCATACACTATGCAAGTATCATCTGTGAATGTATCTCCAGAAACTGCTAATCATATACTAGTATCTTTAAATGGTGTACTACAAGCACCAGGAAGTTCATTTTCTGTATCTGGCTCAACTATTACTTTCGCATCAAATCTAGTTACTGGAGATGTTATAAATTTTATTCATATACTAGGATCAGTTCTTGATCTTGGTGTACCATCTGACAATACAGTAACTGCCGCTAAAGTTTCTAATGATTTAATATCTGGAAAAACTGCTTTAGGAGCTGAACCAGCAGACACAGACGAATTTTTAGTATCAGATGCTGGAGTTTTAAAGCGAATGGATTATTCGTATATTAAAGCTAGTGGTGGATTAGCAGTTGCTGATCAATGGAGAATTACCTCTAATTTTTCTGGAAGTGGAACTATTACTTCTAATTTAGAAAGAATAGATGGAACTTTACAAGGAAATTTAGGAAGTGGCATGACAGAAAGTTCTGGAATATTTACTTTTCCATCAACTGGTTTTTATTTAGTTAGTGCAACATTTGAAATAGATGCAAAAGTAAATTCTGCTTATCATGCTGGAGAAATTGAAGCTACTGCAAATAACAGTACTTATGTAGATGTTGCTTTGGCTAGAGGTGGTATTAGTGGAGGTAATAATACTGACGACAGAGGATCATTTAGCTGTTCATCAATTTTAGATATTACTGATCTTTCAAATCATAAAGTTAGATTTGTTATGGAAAATGATAGTGGAGTTGTAGTTGGTTCTAGCTCTGTTAATAGAACTTTTTTTACATTTTTAAAATTAGGAGACACATAAGATGGATTATAAAACTAATAGACCAGATCATATTGAAGATTATTTAGTTGAACTTTATTCTGGACAATGGTTCGGTTGGAGTGAAAGCAAAAATAAAATTTATGCAAACTTAATTATACATGATGCTAGTAAATTAAAACCTAGTGAAAGCGATTGCACAGATGGTTTAGCAACTATGCAATCCAATTTTGATACAGCAAAAACAAACACAGCAAATAAAAAAGCATCTGGAAAACAAAAACTAAAAAATCTTGGATTAGACGATGATGAAATAAAAGCATTGATAGGAGCATAACATGGCTCTTAACTTTGCTAACAACAACTCCTTATCAGCAATCACAGCTAAACCAAGTGGTTTAAGTGGTGGTTCAATGAACCTTATCTCTACACAAACTGCATCAAGTTCAGCTACATTATCTTTTACATCTGGTATTGATGATACCTATGATGAGTATGTTTTTAAATTTTATGATATTCATGCTGCAACTGATGATGTGGAATTTCAATTTAATGTAAGTATAGATGGTGGTAGCAATTATAATGTTGCTAAAACTACAACTTATTTTAGAGCATATCATTATGAAGATAATAGTGATGCCGCATTAGGATATAGAACACCAAGAGATTTAGCACAAGGAACTGGCTTTCAAGCATTAACAGAAGGTCAAGGAAATGGTAATGACGAAAGTTGTATTGGTCAATTAACTATTTTTAATCCATCTAGTACAACATTTGTAAAACATTTTATTGCAAGAAATAGTATGTATGGAAGAACAGATTATGAAATGGATATTTATGTAGCTGGATATGCAAACACAACAAGTGCAGTAAATGCTATTCAATTTAAAATGAGTTCTGGCAACATAGATAGTGGAGTAATAAAATTATATGGCATTAGTTAAATACAACAACAATAGCATAAGTGCTGTAACCTCTGCTGCTTCAATGTCAAGTGGAGCTATGACACTTATTAAAACTTTAACTGCTAGTAGTTCAGCTACATTAAGTTTTTTAAATGGTAGCGACAGTGTTGTTTTTGATGGTACATATCCTATTTATGTTTTTAAGTTTATTAATATTCATCCAGCATCAGATGATAAAGATTTTGGATTTCAAGTAGATGTTGGAACTGGAACATCTTATGCTCAAACTATTACAAGCACATCTTTTCTTGCTGAACATACTGAAGGTGGTTCTTCTGGATCACTAGCTTATAATACTTCAAGAGATCAAGCACAAGGAACAGCTAATCAAATTATTGCTAGTGGGGTCGGTAATGATAACGATCAAGCTTGTTCTGGAGAACTTACGATTTATTCTCCAAGTTCTACAACTTTTGTAAAACATTTTATGTCAACATCTAATGTTGCTCACAATAATCAATTTACACAAAATTGGTTTATAGCAGGATATATAAATACCACAACAGCTTTAACTAGAGTTCAATTTAAATTTAATTCTGGAAACATAGATGTTGGAACAATTAAAATGTATGGAATTAAGGATAGTTAATGAGTATTGTAAAATTAAATAATCAAGGAGTAAAGAACGCAACTGCATTTGGTTCTATAACTGGATTAGGCAGTATGACATTTATTAAAAAGCTAACAGCATCATCTTCTGGTACTTTATCTTTTCTTAATGGTGCAAGTGGAGTTGTTCTAGATAATACTTATAAAGAATATTTATTTACTTTTAAAAACATACATCCATCTGCTGAAAGTGTTTTTTCTTTTCAAGCTGATACAGGAACAAATACAAATTATAACCAACCTATCACATCAACTTCTTTTAGAGCATTTCATAGAGAAGATGGTGGAGAATCTGGATTAGGTTATATAACTGGTGGAGATCAAGCACAAGGTACAGGATTTCAACATCTTATGGAAAATCCACAATTAGGCACAAATAATGATGAAAACTTAAATGGATATTTACATATTTTTAATCCATCATCTACAACTTTTGTAAAACATTTTATAGCTAGAACTTTATCTCAAAATGACGATAGCCAACCAGGTTATGTTTTAGATGGGTATTTTGCTGGATACTTTAATACAACCACAGCATTGACAAGATTTCAATTTAAGATGGCAAGTGGTAACATAGATGCTGGAGATATTTGCCTTTATGGTATTGCTTAACAATTAACAATGGAGTATAAATAATTATGCCAAGACATCACAACATAAATGGGAACATAGTTCCTTTCACAGCAGAAGAAGAAGCTGCAAGAGATGCTGAAGAAGCACAAGCTGTAATAGATGCAACTGCTAGACAGACAGCAGAGGATGCCAAGAAAGCTAGAATAGCATCTGCTAAAACTAAACTACAAAACTTAGGTCTAACAGTAGACGAAGTTAAAGACGCATTTAATATATAGTTTTTATTATGGCTTCTAAAAGAAAAACAAATTCTAATTTAGAAGATCACAATGGAATCAGATTATCTATGCACGAAAAAGTTTGTGCAGAGAGAATGAAAACATTATTTAAAGCAATAGATGAGATGCGTAAAGAAGTTAAAGAATTAAGAAGTGATATGTCTAAAGGCAAAGGTGCAATTAATTTATTAATTATAATCGGTGGTTTAGCAGGAGTCTTATTAGGTTTCTTTAAATGGAATGGCTAGGCGTAAAACAGCCACAGTTGGATTAACAAATGAACTTGCCGCACAAATTGACTTTGCTAAAGACCCAAATATCCTTGTATTTACACCCCTTGGAGGACTTGGACCTGTAGATATTGTTACTTTAAATATGACTACAGGTGAGTATACTGCTTATGATGTTAAAACAAAAAATTATAGAAAGTCAGACTATAAAGCTAAGGATGGCTATGAAAGAAAAAGAACAGGAAGTC